ATCAATACACGGAAATGAAGCCGCACTGTGATGGGTATAATGACCATGGTTTTCAATGTGGTTATGCAAAAAATCAATAACCAGGCTCACTAACTCATCCGGTCGCTCACTTGGCGATAGGTAACAGTAAAGCCGTAGGTCACATTTGCAACAGTCTCCACCAGATTCCTTGCAGTGCTGGCTGACGGCTTTGTTAAATTGTAATGCGTCCATTTATGCTCCTTTCTTGGTCTCTTCTTTCTGATCAGAATCATCTTTTTTCTCAGAAAAACTTTCCGTCTTGCCGAGAATGTATCCCTTATCAAAATCTGACATATTGGGAATCGCGTTTTTCAGCTTTTCAACGATTCTTTTTTCTTTTTCAGACATGTGTTCACTCCTTTCTTGTGATATACTCTCCTATGAGAGGAGATTAAAATGAAAAATATTGACTTTTCTAACATTGAGTTATCCTTTAGTGAGCGAATAACTCTCCACTTGTTGCCGATTATCAAATCTAATCGTTTCTTTAGATACCAGACACTAGACTATCTGAACCGCTTAGGCCTGCTTGACCGAGATCACGGAGTTTATACCGTGAACCGAAATTGCAAAATGTACTTTCGAATCAAGCACAAAGAACGAATTAGATTTGTAATCCCAACAGTAATATCAATTGTTGCCCTATTTGCTGGATATGACGTATACAAGATTCCACTTCTGAGCGAAACATTATCAGCAGCAAAGATACTATTGATACATGCAATGGAAAGTTTGGGAATTTTGCCATGAACCATTCCAGTAATGTTTTCCTTGACTCAAAAAAGTACCAGTGGAAAAACTTTTTTATTTGGCTCGTTGTTTTCACCTCCTTGTTCGGTATGCGTATATAATATCACGCATAAAGAACCTTGTCAACAGTTTTTTGTTCGGTTTGCGAACTTTTCTTCTTTACATTTCCGCACAGAGGTGGTATAGTAGTAAATGAAAGGAGGATATTATGAATGACAGAATAAAAGAATTGCGCAAAGCAATGAATCTAAGTCAAGAGAAATTCGGCGAACTTCTTGGAATTACAAAGTCTGGCGTTTCTGATATTGAATCAGGGCGTAGGAAAGTAACAGATCAGCATGTAATAATGTTGGCAAATAATGGAGTGAGTGAAGAATGGCTCAGAACTGGAAACGGAGATATGTTTGTACCCGGAATTAAAGACAAACAAATTTCCGCCATGCTTGCAGACGTAATGAAATCTGGAGAAGATTCTTTCCGACACCGTCTCGTGTCTGCATTAGCCAGATTGGATGATGAGGGATGGGACAATTTAGAAAAACTTATTGACATGATTTCTAATAAGTAAAAAGAAAGACAAGGGCAATGCGCAAACCCTTGTCTTTTTTAATGTTATCCGATTAGCCTTTTCACAAATATATAAATCACTTCTATCCAATGATTATTCGTGCATTTTTCAACCATCTCAATAATCTCTTTCTTATAATCCATAACAGCCCTCCCTATTGCAATTACCACCTACATTACAGTATATGTCCGGCCGTGGGAAATAGAACCGAACATTAGTTCGTTTTTGCTATTATACCACCTATCCCGACTCTTGGCAACTGCCAATGATATACATGGATTTTCGCCATTTCATACATAAACTTTGCAATCTCAAAGAAAATTATGCTTTCGCAGAGTAAAAATGCGAGATCGCAAACTTTTTCACCGCTGTTGTTTGTATGCGGATACTTCTGGACAGAATGGTCCTGATATACCATATATGAATGAACTATCTGCATATCTTTCTGATTATTAGAAATTATCTTTTGTGGGATATGTATAAGACTAAATACCTTATAGATCAGCAAGAGAAGTACAAAGCACTTAAAACATTTCTTTTTCATCTAAATCACTCTATTTCATTCTAAATCTTTACAATATGCTCTTAAAATGATAAAATAAAAATACCACGAATAACCGTACTTTACATAATATTGCAAAATCAGCGGTACAAAATACATAATCCGCATAAAAAGTGCGAAGCGTGGCGAAAACATATCAGGAGGGTGTTTATCATGAATGAAAAGAAAAAATATTGTAAGCACTGCGGAGAACTTATTGACGACGACTGCGTAGTGTGTCCTAAGTGTGGAAAACAAGTAGAGCAGTTGACTTCTAGCAACAGAGACATCATCATTAACAATTCTGCATCTTCCTCTGCGTCCTCAGCGGCAAGTTCAGGCGCGCCGTATATAAAACGGAAAATGCCATGGTATTTAAGTTGGTTTTGGATTTTAATATTGGGTGCTTGTTCTGGTGGAATTTATTGGATTGTAGGAATTGTAATGAGAGTAAATTGGAAATCACATAATTAAATAAAAAACCGCCCGGTATTGGCATACCGGGACGGCGTTTATGCATCTCCGAAGAAATGTAATATTCTGACAAACATATTATATCATCTTCGGAGCAGTCGAACAAGACAGAAAATTTGTTCGGCTGTTATTTTTATACCTAAAAACAGCTATAAAGAAAAGAGGAATAAAAATGGCGAAGAAAAGAAAGAAATATCCAAAGTTGCCGAATAATTTTGGCAGCATCCGGTATCTTGGCAAGAACCGGAGAAACTGCTTCGCAGTGCATCCACCAGCTACACCGGGTGCTAATGGTAAACTAAAACGTCCGCCGGCGATCTGCTACGTAGACGACTGGATAAAAGGCTTCACTGTCCTGACAGCATACAAAGCCGGCACGTATCAACCCGGCATGGAACGGACTCTTGAGGTATCCCCTACAACCGACATAGATACTCTTATAAGCCGCTTAATTGCCGACTATAATACAATCAAGGGCGTAGAGGATAAACACCCGGAAATCAAGAAATTGACGTTCTCAGATGTATATGAGCAGTTTTATGCGTGGAAGTTCCCAGAGGGGACAAAACTGTCATACAGTTCAAAGGAAGCATATCGGACAGCTTACACAAACTGTACTGCTCTGCACGATCGCGTATTCGAAGATTTAAAGGCTCCTGATATGCAAAAGGTTATTGACGACTGTACGCTAAAAAAAGAAAGCCAGATGATTATTTTGACTCTGTTCAAGCAGATGTACAAATATGCAGTCTACTCAGAAATTGTAACGGAAAATAAGGCGTTATATGTCCATGTCAACGCCGATAATGACACAGAGCATGGGACACCATTTTCCGATCAGGAATTGCAAGTACTGTGGAACAATACCGACGATCCAGAAGTGCAGCTCATTCTTATCATGTGCTATTCTGGATGGAGAATCGGGGAAGTACTAAAACTTACAACTAACTTGGAAGAAAGATGCTTCCAAGGCGGCATCAAAACAAAAGCCGGTAAAAACAGAATTGTTCCGATACATCCTGCTGTATATCATTTTGTCGAACAGAAAGTACTGACGCAAGACGGGAAGCTATGCGTATATACTCAGCAGCACTATAGAAAAGCATTGTTCTATCCTACACTGGAACGTTTAGGGATAGTCGGCAATCCGAAGCACACACCGCACGATTGCCGACATACCTTTTCCGCCCTGTGTGAAAAATACGGCGTCCGGGAGAACGACCGGAAGCGAATGCTCGGTCACTCCTTTGGTGGAGATATTACAAACGCGGTGTATGGACACAGGACACTGGAAGAACTCCGGGCAGAAATAGAAAAGATAGAAGTTCCATTTGTGACTAACTGTGACTAACGGAACCCATTTTAATCTTTCTAAAACAACCGAAATATCATTATCGAAATGCCGGAAACCCTATTAAAATCAACGTTTTCAGCGATTTTGCAAGGATTTCCTTCATTTCATTTTCATTATTTTAATTTTATTGATTATGACTAACAAACAGAATTTAGAATAATGCGCAAATGCCTGTAAATACAGTGTTTTTAGCACTATTATATTAGGAAACAATATTTTTATTTGTGACTAACGTGTGACTAACGATAACAGTCTAAAACTTCCGAAATGATACAAAATATGCTTATAAAAAGATTCCCGGGGAACTTAGCCCCGGGAGTTTTTTTTAGATTGCAATCAGGTCTTTCCATGTTGCAGGCCCACAGATCCCGTCTACTTCCAGAATTTCTTTTCTGGATTCCTGATATGCTTTCAGGGCGTAGATTGTATTTGTGTCTGCTGTCCAGGTGAGTTTCAGGACTTTGCCATTTTTGCCCTTGAAACCTCTGGCTCTCAAAATTTCCTGTAAAAGAAGCACAGATGTGTTTTTATCTCCTGCTTTTACTGTTTCTGGATTAAACATATATTTCTCTCCTGTTTGTGCGGTATTAGGCAATGCATTTTCAGATTTTGCGGGTACAGATGCATCAGATGCAATATTATAATCTGGTGTACAGAACTTAGTTCCGGGCATCTGGCTGTTAAGATAACTCTTTGCGCAGACACCGCCGCCATTTGCAATAATTCCAGACGCACCAGAAGTATTTCCCTCGATGGTATAGAACCTGTCTCCGATTACAGCCGTTACGATGCCGGTATGGGTGAAAGTTCCATTATGATAAAAAATTACAATATCACCGATCTTTGGATTAGCGTTCCTTGTAAACAGATTACCAAGTGTTGGGCAGTAAACATAGGGCCAGTGCTTCAACAGTTTTTTTGCTTTTTCCTGTCCGAATGCTTCCATAAAACACCAACTCACGAATGCTGCGCACCAAGGTTGCCCTTGATATGATGGCTTAATGTCTCGCCAGTACTTCGTATAGTTATTCGAACCGGCGTTTGCAGTCTTACTGTTGAGCTGACTATTGCTCTTCTTTTCAAGGTATCCAATCTCATTTTTTGCAATGAGAATCACTTTTTCAATAGCTTTATCCATTGCAGAAACCTCCTCTTTGTAATCCTTATAGAATACATCCATGTCAACGTTACCACTAATGCCGGACACTTTTCCTCTACTGGAATACTGCCAGCCTACACCAACAGATGGACGCAATCTTTCCTGTACAGAGCCATTATCACTAGCCGGATAACGAGCAATCCAGCAATCGTACTTTTTTAGGGTACCTGACAGAACGTTATTGTACCAATCAAGATTGCAGTAGATACCGACCTTATAACCGACTTTTTTGATTCTGGTCAGAAATGCTACTGCAATGTTCTCAATCGCCTGTTTTCCAAGGTTTCTCTGCTGACTCCATTCAAGGTCGTAGAAGATTGGAAAGTCCATTCCGCGTCCGCTAAGAACAGAAATTACGCTCTCAGCTTCATCAATTGCCTGTGCCGGTGTCAGAGCGTAACTGTATTTATATCCGCCGACAAGGATTCCATTTGACTTGCATCCTTTGTAGTTATACTCAAAAGAGGAATCAGTTCCAGATTTTTGATGGATTCTCAACATTGCAAACTTAATTTCAGAATTCGATACTTTCGCCCAGTCTGGCTTACTCTGATAAGATGATACGTCAATTCCTTTAATTTCCATATTTTCTCCCTTGCACGTATTTTATTTCACTATTCCTGGTTTTGATTCTGTTACTGTCCCATCCTCATTCAGCACATAGCCATCCTTTTGGAGTCTTTCAATCACCTTCTTATTCCACAACTCAGGAACATCTGTCCATTTTTTCAACCCATTGATTACTCGTTCTTCATAAAATTTAACCATTGTTTTCACCTCTAATGCTCGAAACTAATGTAGCCAGTTCGTCCAAAGCTGAATCATGCGTTGATACAAGTTCAGCTAGACCGTCAATACCATCACTATTAATTAGAATTTTACGATTAGATTCTGCATTAAGCATCTGCATCACAATATCTAACTTTTCAGACATCTCATTCAGCCTGTTTGAAACTCGATTGATGGCTTTGTAGATATTCGCAATTTCTTTTTTATCCATATGTACCTCCTGTTCTTAGCTATTCAACTAAATAATTCATTAATTTGCTTTCCCGATTGTCGCAAATCTTTTTAACCGCCTTACGATTTGCTAGGATTTTAGATACATAAGCAAGGGACAACGCCAAAAGTGTCACTGGCATCGCCAGTGCCCGCACCCCCGTCTAAGCTCACACGACAGAAGGAATTGCTGCCGCTGGAGAAAGGCGAACGCTCCCAATAGTAGCCAGATACATAGTCACTGCCATGACGTGGTTTCTTATATCTATTGGCAGTAGCATTTTTAAAATACTGATATTGTTTCCCCTCTCCTGCGAAAGAATACGTTGTACTGCCAAAAATTTCAATTTCAGATGGTAAAAACGCATAGTCATTTGAGCTACCTCCTGATGTCTTTTTCTTGACCTGCTTCATCATATTCTGAATATAAGTAGGCAAGCATTTCTTGTACACTTCATTGCACCATATACGTCTTTCACAGTCTTGCCAACCACCATCGTTTGTTCTTGAGCTATTCATATAACCACATTCATGTGATGTATCATAAGAACTGTTATATTTTGTCGTAGTGTCTAAATACAGCATACGTTCTGTCTGAATTGTAATAGCAGCTTTGGTCTTACCATTGATAGGAGTCACTAAGTCATCATGTTCAATTCCGATAATCACATAAGCGTAATCATTTGCTTTGTGTGACTCACTTACACCCGTTGCAGACATTGCGTTATGATGAATGGTTCTCTTATCACCAACCGCCCAATAATCACCAATGTTGATTTTGCCTGCGTAATGCGCTTCAATCATCTTTGTGATTTCAGCATCTGTTCCATCGGCAAATGTGACAATCTTCAAACCCTCTGGTTCACCGAGAAGCCTGTTTCCTGCATCGTAGTTGTATATGCCATCGGTAGAATATGGAAACAATGTGAAGTAATATTTTTTGCCATTTGTCAGCCCTGTAACGGTATAGCCTGTGGTTTTGTATTTGTCACGAACTGTGTTATCAACCACAAGTATTCCGTCATCTGGATTTGCAGGATAGCCCGTTTCTTTCATTACGAGTTTTGTACCAGCCCATGTAGAGGTTGTTGAGCCACTAATTACAGTATTCTCTGGGTCTTGCCATTTAATTATAACTGATGCGTTCGCATTCTCAACCGTTGGGTTGTTTACGGGTTTGGGAGGGGTAATGGTTGCGCCACCGCCTTTTGCGTGGAGCGTTCCATCTTCATCTACGAATGTTGTCTTGCCGTCAGGCTTAATCTTGCCAAGAATTTCAATTGTAGCAATCGGGACAGTCGCATCACTCCCCTTGTCTCCTTTTGGTCCTTTGATGTTTACTGTTTCGGGATTGGCAATTCCATCAGTGTTGCTCCAACTTATGTTTCCATCAGTATCCACACTTGGGATAAATGTAGTGCCCTTGTCTCCTTTAGGTCCTGCACCCCCAACCTCTCCCTTTTCTCCTTGCGGTCCAACATCTCCTTTCGCACCCGTATCGCCTTGCGGCCCGGTAATATTTACCGTCTGGGGGTTTTCAAGTCCTCCATCATTACTCCAACTTATATTTCCTTTGCTGTCTACAACAGGAGTGAATGTGATTCCTCGCGCGCCAGTATCTCCTTTTTCTCCGGGGTCTCCTTTTACGCCCTGCGGTCCTGGGTCGCCCTTTGACCCTTGCGGACCAACCGGACCCTGTGGGCCTTGCGGTCCTTGAATCTTGCCGGCATTGTTCCAATTCGTGCCGTCAAAAACCCACATTTCTCCATTTATTAAATACGCGTCGTTCTTCTCTGCACTCAGGGGGAGGTCTGCCTCAGATTCTTTTGTACCAAGAATATTGAGAGATGTTCCGTCTTTTCCTTGTTCGCCCTTTTCTCCTTGTGGACCTTGCGGACCAACTGGCCCAACATCTCCTTTATCACCTTTTGGACCCGGCACTCCTTGAGGCCCTATAACATTCCCAACATTTTCACTATCACCATCTGAAAATGTTATTGTCAAATTTCCATCTGTGTCGATACTGACCGCTGTGATAGAGACACCCCTTAGTGATTCTTTCTGCTCAGGTGTCAGCGATTCAAATGCCACGGTGCCATCCACGCCCTTTTCTCCCGGATCACCTTTATCTCCTTTTTCGCCCTTGGGACCCTGCGGGCCAGTAGGACCCTGTACACCTTTTTCTCCTCGTTCTCCTTTTAGACCCTGTGTACCTTTTTCTCCTTGCTCTCCTTGTGGACCTTGTGGGCCAGCAGGACCCGCTGCACCCTTATCTCCTTTCTCACCTTTTTCACCTTTGGGACCCTGCGGACCAACAAATTCTCCGGCATTAACCATCTCTGAAATATCCTCAATGGAACACAACCGCCTTACATCATTAGCCGCAAATGCAATGTATAAGGCTTTACCAGATGGAACGGACGGGTCATTGCCAAGAATCGCAACGGGCTCTCCGGGGCGAATTTTCGACGTATCAAAATCAGCGTACATACCGCGCCGGAATTGTATTATGTATGTATTGGCCATATTAGACTTACCTCCTTATAAAAGGAAATTATTCCTTATGTAATTCTTTACAGAATTAAGATTTTTCTGCACATCGTCATTCATCACAAGGAAATTGCCTTTATTGTTCTGGCTGATAATACTTCCCGTGTTTTCGTCTACTTCTGAATAGGTGTAAGCGATGCGGCTTCCCTCTCCAGTGCTAAGATTCATAAAACTTGTTAAAATCTTCTTCATGATATTACCTCCATCTGATTGATAATGCTTAACCTGTCGTTAGTAAGTTCTGATTCATAATCTGGTTCCGAGATCTCTGTTTCTTCTGACTCATAATTTGGTTCCGGGATTTCTATATCTCTTGCGTCTGTATAAGCCGTATCTCCCGGGTCAGTAAATCGCATATGCTCATATTCAGCTTGTCTTGCTTTGATTTCGAACGAAAATTTAAGTCCCGGAGTTCCTTTTACAACAAAATAATTCTGCTCTTTCTCGGCTATCCAGCAGTCACCCTCTCCTTCTCTTTGCAAAAACACATAATATTTAATGCCAACATTTGCAGATTCTTGAAAGATATCATCTATGTCAATCATACAAGTCCCGTCATCCGATATTACAGATTCACCGATATCTCCGAAAAATGGGGTTGGCATTTCATAGCAGTAAAAGAGCTGTTCATCATAGTCTACCGTCGAAACTGATCTTGATTTCGTCCCGCTTACTTTCAACTTCCCTCTGATAGAAGCATCTGCTAAATCAGTACCCGTGCCCGCGCAATAAAAATGCCCGTTATTCCACGCTTCAATGTGACTGCGTGATTTAATAATTCCGCCCGCTTCAATGGTCTTTGTTGCGCTAATAGCATCAGCCGAAACGCTAGTATTAACCGAAACTGAGCTTGCGTGTACGGTTCCTGTGTAAAGATTGATTCCTCTAATTCGCGTTCCATACAACGTCCCGTACCCCGGCACATATACTCCTGTATTCGTCTTTGAATAAATCTCTCCAGTTGAAGCGTCTAGCGTTACTTCTCCATACGTGCCCCTTGCTGAAAGTTTTTTATTTCCAACTTGCCATCCTGCTAATTCACCTGTGTTAATATAATCGGCATTCATGTACACATTGCCATTTGATAGATACAGACCTTTATTATTACTGTTATCGCTTAGCACATCAATAATCTCTTGTTTAGACATTTTTCCTATGTCGAGATCACCAAGTGCTTCGTCTGTATAGCGATTCGCATTCGATAACGCTGTCGAAGCTTTATCTTCCGCAACGCTATATATTGTATCGCCGTTTGTTAGTGCGAATGTATTAGGTCTGAGTGTAACATTTCCGTAGTTATCAATCGCAAATGTTGATATTCCAGAACTGTTTGTAATATTAATGTTTTTCAGATTAATCAAATCAGCTGAAATCTGGCCAGACTTAATATAGGAAGCATTTACATACAGATGTCCGTTCTGCATATAAATTCCCTCTTGCTTGCCGTTATCCGTTAAAGCGTTAAAAACTCTTTCAAAATTGACAATTTTTTCAGTATTCAGTTCCTGCCAAGTGCCATCAGTCCCAGAAAACATATATACTTGACTTGTAGAGAAGTTCATGAATATCGAGCCGTCATGCTTTTCATATTCTTCACTTTTCCACTCAGATGCCGGATAGTTCTGCAATGTTGGTGTATACGTGCCATAATAGTTCGGGATAGTCACATTACGAACTGCCCCATCCACAACGTCCTTGGCGATCTGTTCAATAGTTCTACTTTTTAGCGTAAAGTTTTCGACCTCTAATGTGACAGCACCTGTGTCGGCATCTATTCTTAATGTCGTATTCCCGTTATTGTCTTTCGCTGTGAAGCCTCTTGTGTTAATCCATTCTGATTGAATGCCAATAGCGTAAAGAATATTCAGAACAGCATCCCCATTATTGTCAAATCCGGCTTTCCATGTCTGGCCACCGTCTACTGATAAGAAGAATCCGTCAACGCCTGTCTTATAAATTACCTTAGAATCAGCAAGTGTGGGTTTGTCGTGCCGGTACGTAATTACGGAACCATCTTCTTGTACTTCCTCTGTATAGAAGAAACCCAGCGTGTTCGCTGCAAGTTCATTCATTTGCTTGAGCTTTACGTCATATGCAGATAGCTTTTTCTCTGCGTCTTTTTTTGCTTGCTCTACCGCTGCCTGCTGCTCACCAATAAACTCGCTTGCATCTTCTTCAGCACTCTTTGCGCTACAGCTCCATGATGTTGAACCGCCGAACACAAACTCTATGTCTGTCACAAATGATCTAAAGACACGATTCTTTGTATCAATAAATTCGGCTGGATCGCCGAAAGTGGCGTATCCGTTAGCAATTCCGTCACATGAGAAAGGGCGCATTCGCAAACCGATTAATTGATTTCCAATAGCTTCGACTCCTGCCTGTGCATTTCCTAACAATAGCTGATTATCAATAGTAATTACATAGCCATCCTGACCCGACATATATTCAGTCTCGTCTTCTACGTATTTGACGCCTGTTACAATAACATCGTCTACGTCATATTGTAGATTCTGAATTGAAAATAACGCGTGATAATCGTTATTGCTTAACGCACCACCATCAATCACAGTCCCTGTTGTCCATGGATTAAGCGTGCCACCATCCAGATCATTACCATTTGTCCAATTTTTTACTGTTCCACCATCGTAAATAGTTTCGTTGGTAAATGTCTTATCAAACGTAATAATCCTGAGTAAGTCATTTTCATCAATTCTTGCATTTCCACCGGCTATCCCGGCACACATTCCGATTACTGTACGATACGTTGTGCCAGATGGCGACTGCCGAATCTGAAAATTCGAATTCGGGAACGTCGCATCGCCGAGCGTAATATTACACTGCCGACAGCATTCTGAGAGCAGTTCCTTGGCTGTACAAGGAAAAGACAGGTTAGAATCATATGTCTTATCAGCGTTGTGCATTTTATCTAAGAGAGAAAGGCTTATTTCACTCGCTGTTGCAGGCTTTTTTGATACAATATAAGTGCCTCTCTTTATAGTTTCTATCCTGTCGGATAACTGAACGTTAAGAAAAATAACAAACCTTGCGGCATTAAAATTATATCTATCAAAACGTCCATCATCGTTCACTAATGACAGACTTGCTGTTTTTTCTATTGCTACGCCCACCGGAAAGTCCCCAGAGTCTGCTGAGTCTACAAGGCTATTTCCGGACAAATAAAAATCTTTTTTGCCTAATTTGAGCGTAGTGCCGTCTGACAATGTAACATTTGCTGTCACGTAATAATTTCTGTTTGTAAGAGATTCTTTCTTCAACTGAGTAGATACATTTATCAAATCGGCTCAATCCTCCTTACATTGATAGACAAATCTGTCCACTTTTCTTCCCCATCTTTCAGAGTTTGAGCAGCCATGTTGAAATTTGATGCGTAGAATGTTCTGTCTATCCATCTTCCCGGAACAGTTGGGTCTTTATGGTGGAATGTGAATTGACTTTTGTTAAGTACAGCGTTTAGTATAGTTGCTATTTCAGTCCACGAAAGTTCGCCCCATTGCATGTCATACCCGCCAATCGTTCCCATTGGTGTGTTGTGCATAATCAAATCCTGACTTCTTTTAGAGTCTTCTGTAGAAGTGGTTGCGAACACCGGTTTATAACTGTCCGGTGCTCTTATAACAACATTGTCTATCTTGAACTGTTCCTGTGTCATATTCTTCTCCTTATGCTAACTCAAATGGATTTTTCCCGTTTCGATTTCTCCTCATTTCGGCTTCACTAATAATAATATCTAACAATTTTCTGCCAGATGCATTGACTGTAACATTGTAGGTATTTCCGTCTCCCTGTCCTTTTCCTGATTCTTCCCGGACGATCTGGCGCAACAGACTTTCCGGTGTTTCTAAGTTATTGCCTTTTTTCTGATCGCCTAATACCGCAAGAAATTCGCTTCGTGGCGGAATAACTGCGCCACTGGCCAGATACGGAATAGTTCCGACACGCGGAAATGTCGCATGAAATCCAATTCTTTTCTTTCCAAACGGCGTAGGTACATCCCATGGCCCAAAAGAAAACGCAGATTCAATTCCACCAATTGCATTATTAATCATCCCAACTGCATTATTGACGATACCGATTGCCTGATTAATGGGAGCTTTAATAAAATTCACAATTCCTTCAAATGCAGATTTGACTGCATCTCTGGCGGCATTAAACTTATTAGTGATAGCATTTTTTATCGCTTCTACTTTATCGGAAACAAATGTAGTTACGTTTTCCCATACTTGGGACGTTTTGCTTTTTACACTATCCCACACACCTGTAACTTTATTCTTGATTGCGTTAAATACTGTATTCGCGGTGGATTTAAGAGCGTTCCATAAATTAGAAAGCGTTTTTTTAATGGCATTCCAGACTGTTGAAGTCGCTGTCTTAATTGCGTTCCAGGCAGTGCTGATGACGGTCTTTATTATTTTAAGTGCGCCTTTCGTCACAGTTTTAATTACGTCCCATGCGCCAGTTATAATGTCTTTAATAAGATTCCATATTCCATCTGCAATCTCTTTTATTCCCTGCCAAGCCAGTTCCCAGTCTCCCGTGAAAACGCCGACAAGAAAATCAATGATTCCGCTCAGCGTGTCTGTTACATCACCAATAATTTTAATTAATGATTCCAAGACTTTTATTGCTGTGGTTCCTACAACGTCAATTATCTTTGCCACAACCGGAAGCAAATTTGCGATTATCCAGTTAATCAAAGGCACTAACACTGACTCCCACAGAAGTTTCAGAGAATCAATGAGTTTTCCGAGGAATGTTTCTATCTTTAAAATCGCATCCCCTAACGGTCCCTCTAATAGCCCTTTGAACTGTTCTGCCAGTCCTTGTAATACCGGAAGAATGTATGTGTTATAGCCAGTCATCAGGGTTCCAAATATGCTTGACAGTCCATTTGCTATAGAATCAAAGAACGGTTTTACATGTTCATCGTATAGCCTCGATATTGCATCACTAAGGTTTTGAACAACTGTTAAGACCCCACTTGTTACGGTTTCTATTACTCCGAGGCTACCCTCGATTGCTGACTTCAAAATGTCCTTGTTGTCGATAAAAGGCTGCGCAATCATGTTAAGGATATCTCTGCCAAGTTTTACAGCCGTTTCCGTAAGAACCATTCCGATTTCAGCAAAGATTCCGATTAAATCTGCTGTGATCTGTTGCGCAGTTTCTCCGCCGAAAACTGAAAAAACATCAGCGAAAGCAACTGCAAGATTTCCACCTATTTGTGCAATTTCAGAGCCGATATTGAACATATCTATCAGATAGTTCTTTATTCTTTGCGTGTTCTGCTTTAAAAACTTTTCAATTCCGCCTATAATGTTTTGCGCAATTGTTAATCCGATTCTGGCGAATGAGCCAGCAACTTGTCCAATTGCATATGCAAATGAATCAAGAAAATTATTTGCTGCTTTAGTAACTTCTGAATCAGTAAAGATATCCTTTAAAGATTTCCATATGGAATCGAGATCCTTTTTTATTCCGTCAAAAATCGGCTCGTAATCTCCTAATCCATCCCAGAATCCTTTTGCGATTAACTTGGCCAGCTGTTTAAATCTGTCGATTATCTTTTTTAGTGGTTTTGACATTTTATCAAGAACTGTCTCACCCTCTGCCATCTTTCCGTAATCAACATTTTGCACAGCATCTTTCATCTGATCCGCAAGTCCGCCGGTTGCGCTCGGTGCTTTTAACGATGAATCCGTACTTTTATCCGTTGAGTAATTATTTATTTCATCCAAAGGACTAAGATATCCCTTTGCCGCCTTAGTAGCTTTCTTGGTTGCGTCTGCTGTATCATTTGTCGCATCTGCCAACTTTTCAGCATTGTCGGCAGCATTTCCATATTGGTCGGCTGTGTCAGCCATTGCATCTGTTCCGGCAAGGCCTGCACCACTCGCGCCTGTCTGACCGGAAGATTTTTTGCCAGTGATAAGCTCTGTAAATGACTTGAAGGCATTTGCCAGAGTCGCCAGTTTACCCAGTAAAATATTAATAATTTTCAGAACAGGCGTGAAAATATTAATCAATCCCTGTCCGACTGTTGCCTTGAGAGATTGCAGCTGTAACTGCATCACCCTGACTTGGTTTGCCCAGCTGTCTGAAGTACGAATGAAGTCACCAGATGCGGCAGACAACTGTTTCTGCACAAAAGCCAAGCGGAGAGCCACTTTCTCCTGCTCGGTCATTTCAGATGTGGTTTTTCCGTAACCGTTTGCAAGTGCATACTGGTCGAGGGCACTTTGCGTCATAACGACACCCAAATCTTTTAGCGTTTCCGTTTCGCCTGTAAACACTGATTTCAGCTTAATATAAGCTAAGTCCTGGCTGATGTTATAGAATGATGCTACATCACCAGTCAGCTGTGTCAGAGCCGTTGACATGTCGTAAGCCTGCGCTTCCGAGAAACCGAATGACTTGGACATTGCTCCGAACGTTCCAACATACCGTTTAGCCATTGTCTCTGACAGTCCGGCTGAGGTCATGGCATTCTTCGCAAATTCATTGACCTTATCCGACATGGTTGTAAATGTAACATCAACCACGTTCTGAACTTCTGCGAGGTCGGAACCAAGCTCCACACACTCTTTTCCGAACTGCGCTAACTTACCAACTGCAAATGCTCCGCCAATCAGTACGCCTATTTTTTTTACTACGCTGCCAAGTCCGTTAAATGACTGTTTTATAGCTGATACGCCATTTTGGACACCAGTTGTGTCCATTCTGGTATCAATAATGACTGAGCCATCAGCAGCCATATATTCACCTCCTAACTATTTGAGGTTCAACATCTCATTCAGCGCATCCTTGTACGCTTGCTCTTCGTCGCTGAGACGTGTTTTTATATCAATGATGTTCTTGTTTTCCTGATAGAATTTCTTTTCCCATTTGTCCAACCGTTCGCCTTTCGCCTTTTTTGAGCGAATTCCAACAACTGTGTTGAACAGGCACTCGCCGGATTCCATAAAATATCCGAAGAACGTCCACCAGTGCATATACGGTACGGCTCTGATTTCTTTACCGGCAACCTTGTTTACCGCCGGGACGATTATGTCTCCGTCCTGTTCCCAGTCCATTAAGCGGGGCTTCGGTTTGTTTGGATCATTGTCAGCTTGACCACAGTCGATGAACTCACAAGCCTTTTGACAGGCCTCATCCAGACACTCAACCGGTATGCTCTGCCAGTCCTCAAACAGAATCTGTAACATAACTACCGCTTTCGCTTGCTCGTCCAGTTCTGGGTCGTTCATAGCTATGAGAATGTCAATAATCACTCGAAAATCCGTTCTGATAGAAAAATCCACCCCACTGATATTTAGTGAGGTGGGTAACTCATAGGCGGTCATTTTGTATACTTCTCCGTATATTTATTGACTACTTCCTGCATTTTTTTCTTTCTCTTTTCAATTTCTGGAGCAAGTGCTTCATTGATTTTGTCCAGAACGATATAGGCAAACACCTGACCATTTTCAAAAACAGTCGTTGCGGTAATTGGTTCTTTAAATAAATCTTTAGATGCTTCATATCCGAGCATATAATTGATTTTGTCCTCGATCTGCTTATTAATCTCTGCCATCTCTTTACTGGAAGAAACATTTTTAACAGATTCCTGAGCCTGTTCAAAGAAAGTTTCCAATTCTTCCGCTCTTGCCGCAATGTTAATGTCAGTAGGGTTCAGTTTGAACGAAGAGAACACTTCACCCTGTTTGTTTGTGAATGTGAAAAGAAGAAATCCATCATCAATGTTTGTGTTAATTGTTTTTGCCATTTTCTATATCCTCCTAAAAAAAATTATTCGCTGTCAGCTGTAAATGTACCGGAACTGATATCAAATTTTCCTTTGACACGTTCTCCAACATAGTTCACGGTAAACGGAATCTGATAGCCGGATGTATCACCGCCGTAGGATGTCGGCACAACATAACAATCCTGCTGATATGCTTCATATTTGCCTGCTGTAGCTTCAGTCCAGAGATGGACCTCAACTGCTTTTGTCTTGAGGTTGTCGTCTTTGAGACGTCCATCTACAATTTTCTGTAATGCTGTGAACAGATCAGAAGTAGTATCTGCATAGAACGGATCAGCGTCAGAAGAAACTTCATAGCCGTTGTGTTTGAATGTGGATTCTCCAAGAATGTTTTTAGAGGTTTCAGTATCCGGATTGAGTTCTACGTTATACTCTTCCAGATCCTTTCCAAGACGCTCATATTTCGGTGTCAGTCCTCCACAGAGGGAACCTGCATCAATATAATGGGCCATATATTTACGGTCAATCTTGCCTGTAACTGCCATAGAAATGTCCTTTCTGCCTATAACTTTTAAAAGGCCGTGTAGGTTAGCGACTATCTCCAATTGATAGCCGGTTGTTACTTGTTATATTACTTCGTAAGTGTTTTCGTAGCGTACTGACAATGGCAATAGCCAGTCCTGTACGCCGTTCTCCTGTGGCTCTAAACCATAAGAGTTATCGCGTGTGATACGTTTTATCACTCGCCCCTGCGAAAGCTCAGGAAACGCATTTAAGCGTGTCTCAGAGCCGTTTATGACAACTGGTTCTCGACATATCCATTTACCAAGATTGTCAAGGAACTTCTGAACAGATAACTTCTGCCTCTCCTTGTCGGATGCTGTTCGATATACCACATAAAAGGGGTACTGGCATACCTGATGCATCGTTCCGCAGACATCTTCTTTTTCTGAATAGATCAAAGCTCCATTATCTGCCGAGAACGCAATTCCTGATTCCTTGCCAAGCTCCTCAAATTTGATTGTTTCATTTTCGTATAGCCCCGGATACTGGTTCAGAAGTGCTTTCATGGCATCTGTCAGAATTTCATATCCGGTTGCATCTTTTCCAATAGGTTTATCCGCCATGTCTGCCACCTCCTGCCTGTGCTTTTATTTTGCGAATCCACGTGCTACCGTATTGTCGTTTAGCGGCATCGAACCACTTTGCCTGTGCCTGTGGGTGAGCCTGTTTGGTGTATTCAAGATTTTCCTTTGCGGCTGTCTGGCCAGAAAACTGACTAACAAGAACTTTCTTTGCTCCACGTCTTGCGTAGGGACTTCCGGTTGCTTCGTCAACCATTCCTTTTCCCTCATACAGAAAACGCCCATACGGAGGAGCCGCCGCACATACTTTTCCAGTTCCTTGCAAGGATGTACTCTCAACTCTTGTTCGGTTGATAAAGTCCCCTGTAATCATCGGCATAAACGGCACCATACTGTCCATGACCATCCCATCAAGGAGATACTGAGCTTCTTGGTACTGTCTGGAGAACCTGTCCATATTCAGCTTTATTTTCATATCTCCATCGACTACGGAGAAACCTTTGAAATGATGAATTTTACTCATATTACTTACCCAGAATCTCAAAATGTGGAATCAGTGTATACGGACCGCCTACACTGGTAATCTTAAACACGTTATCCTTGTTCTCATTCATGTACTGGTAGAATCCATTCCGATAATCACCATCAGATACCGTTCTGCCAGTCCACTCACCCTCCCAAAAGAATGATTCGTCCGAGAATGTGATAGTATCTTCCAGAGCGTTGTTAATCTGTCTTTTCCACTCTTTAGGGGGCACCCATGGGAGAATCTTGCCATCCTTGTCAGCAATGGTTACATCGCCGTTCTGGATAGTGTATTGAACGTGTAACTGTGCGTTGTCAGTTGCGTCTGGTCCGTACTTTTTAAGGATTGCTCCTTTGTCGGTAATGAGGTCAACGCCGGATAAAACATGAGGATACCAGTACGCATCTCCTGTCGTGGCTGATTCGTAATAGTCAAAAATCGTCACCGTTTTTTCGTACATGATACCCTCTCCTTAATTATTCTTTCTGCACTGTCTGCTTAATAACCTGATTCACGCCAGTAGCCGACAATCCGTTAAACATGCCGACTGCAACTGCTGTGATATAATCCGTTGCCGGGAAATCTGGGATAACTCCCATTCCGACTGCTCCGAGAATTCCACCAATAATCGCCATGATCACCGGAATCCATTCATCAGGGATTTTTTTTGATGCTTTGCAGCCCATTCCCACGATGTAGCAGATCATAACGATTGCTATACACGAGCCTAATGTTGAAATATCCATAATTTTCACCTCACATCTGGAATACCAAACTGTTTGTATGTACCTGTAAATGAAAACTGTTTTCCACATTTACAGCAAGTTTCCGTAATGGTGCAAGTCTTTTCTTTGTCATTACATTTTGATTTGGCAGGACTTTTGAATTTATGCCCGCCAGTTAAAAAGCACATTATTTTATTCATACTAATTACACTCCTGCATACAATACTGGCATTCCATCATCCGTCCTTACTCCCATCAGAAGCGGCAATGCTGTCTTTAAAAGTAAGTCGTTCGTTTTCTGTACATCTCCAGCGGCGGCATATACCGCACTCCATTCCTTTGCGCTCGCTCCGATCTGCTGCGGTGTTGCGTAAGAGATGGATTCACTGCCAGATGACACAGATGTTACAATGCCTGTTGACTTGCCACCGGTATTTGTGTCGGTCGCACTTGCTGACGCCTGATTGATTGCATTCTTCTCAGCAAGCTCAATCTGATACATTAATTTGGCCAATGAACAGACTGCCTTTTTGATACGCTTCTGAGAGCGTTCATTTTCCGGTAGTCCGTCCACCAACCTGTCAAACGTCATTGTATCCACAAAATCACTGGCTCTTTCTGCCAGTCGCGGGAAGTCGGTTTCTGGCACGACATTACCGAATGATTCTGTATAGAATTTATAATCTGCATAAGCCATGCCAGTTACCTCCTGCGTTTATGATTTTGCTGTTACGCTTGTACTTCCGGCATTCAGTGCTTTGTATGTTCCATCACACTCAACCACTGTGATCTTCTGTCCGGTTGTTGCCTTAATATCAGCTTTTCCGTCCCATGTGGTCCAGTTTCTGAGGTTCTGTCCATAACCAACAGTTACTGCATCTGCTGCAACTTTGTATTTATACACATTGCCAGTATTTTCCTTAGCCGGATTTACAGTGATTTTTGTGTCACCAGTTGCTGCTCCTGCCACGGAATTTACTGTCAAAGTGCCAAGTGTTGGTGTCTCGTCGATGGTAATTACTGCGATTGCGTCAATGTACTCCGCAAAAAGAGTAAGTCCCATAACCGCAAACGCTTCAGACACTGCTGTGTGGTAGTTGCCCTGAGTGTGGAATCCGATCAAATTTGTCTCACCAGATACAGTATATACAAGTCCTGCTCTTGCAAAGTCAGATTCGTTCGGGTCAACATAGTAAAGTACGATGTTCTCAACAGGGGTAGCGATAACCTGTCCTCTTGGAATCTCACTGTCAGACAGTAAGAAGATTGTATTAAATCCCATAAAGTCTTTCATGTACTGGAATCCGAACTGATTCTGAATAGAAATCTCAGCTGCTCCAAGGTATTCATATACGTCCAGAATGTTGACAAATCCAACAACACCAGTCACATTTCTGTGCATCTGCTTGAATTTGTTCTCTACACGGCCTTTAGCCATTGCCAGAGCCATCTGGAATGTTGTTTCTGTGGAAGTAAGTGTGCCGGTTTTCAGATAGTCATAGAATCTGCCGGTAACATCAGTCTGAAGCTGGAAAAGGAATTCGTCGTCAGTCATCTGAACAGCGTTCTCATAACCATGGTCCTTGATTGCTTCGATAGATACAGCCTTTGCGTACTTCTCAATAGTCATTTCCGCATAGGGTTTTTCTTTTACAACGAATTTGCTGTAAGGGATTTCCTCACCCTCTGCCACTTTTCCACTCTGCAAAGTACCCTCTGCATATTTGGATTTGAGTACAGCACCCGGCTGTTTTTTGATAGGTCTCATGATATCCAAAATGTCACGTAAGTGCTGCCAGTTTCTTTCGAATCTGGTAACAAAGTCAATCTCACGTGCTGTGACCTGGATATCATTTGTCATAATAAGATTAGCTTTTGCTGCCATATAAAAAATCCTTTCTACCCATAATTGTTAAGGTATTGGGTTAGCGGCTATACTCTGGCGTATAGTCGGTGTAAAAAAATCACTGGAATAGCTGGATGTTCTGAGCAATTGCAGCCTGTCTCTCGGACGGGTCTTTGATTGCTTCGATATCTTTTTTGGTCATACTTCCCGGTGTCTGCTGCTGCCCAACATGAGTGGTAAATCTTGCCTGATTCTGCTGAGCCTGCTGCTGAGATTCATCCACAAAAGCGGATGCGTCAGACTGTTTCATCTGCTCAATCAGGTCGTTCAGCCCGAGGATTTTACCATCTTTCAGCTTTAATCCGGCTTCCTTGATGTCTGCCATAACAGACTTCTTTGCTGCTTCACTGGAAAACTTAACATCGTCGAGTGCCGCTTTGAGCGCATCTGAGAAATCTCTGTCGTAGATTTTTGCGTTAAACTCTTTCTCTGCATCCTCTGCTTTTTTCTTCCATCCAGCAAGCTCTGTCTGAATGTTCGCCGGGTCGATACCGTCAAAACTTTTTAAGGTTTCCTCTGCTGTCTCTGCGCGTTCTTTCCAGTCATCGCGTTCACCCTCGACTTTTGACAGAGTTTTTGCAACTTCCTTTGCGTTCTTGTAATTCTCAGAAAGTGCTTTCTTAATATCTGCCTGTTTATCCTCCGGGATTTCAATTCCAAATGATTTAAGTGTGTCAATAAGTTTCTGCATAACATCCTCCTGGTCGTGTTTATTGACCTGCCGCCGCAGGTAAATGGATTAAGCCAGTTAGACCACTGGCAAGGTAATTGTGGCTATTGGATTCGAACCAATGAATGAGTGTTCCTCTCCCGGGGTCAAAGCCCGGTGCCTTACCACTTGGCGAAGCCACATTACAGTGCCTTTTCGGACTGGACACCAGTCTACAGGATAAGGCATAACCTTTTCAGCATCATGATGTTGTGATTCAGCCAAATCATAGACTGCCTGTAAGCAAGCAGCATAATTCTAACCGAATCAAAGCGGAATGTCCGGAATCGAACCGGAGACTAGGTTGCTCGTCCCTATCAGCTTTCCACTAGCTGCACATTCCGTCAACCCGGATTCCCGGGTTAGCAAAGTGTTTAACGTGTCATGCCTGCCACGAGTTGTTTCAGATATTTATTTCTTTTTTTAAAGAAAAATATAAATAACAAAAACCTTAATCAAGGAGGTGAGCCATCTTGCGTGCCAGACGGCAAATACGCACGACAGGATTCGAACCTGTTTAACTTTCCATTAAAGCGCGCGCACCAGCTACAAAAAGAAAGGAGGGTTAAAACGAAAATGTTAAAACAACTGTTTTACTTGTGCTTCCTGCTGCACAATTACATTATAACAGATTTCTTTCGACTACCTCTCTACCACTTTTGTGTTTTTAGAGCATATCCCGGAGCTTTTCTACGTATCTTTTGACAAGATCACGTTCTTCCCGGCACTCTGCGTCCTTGGACATATCGCTCATTTCTGTTGTGAGTTCATCCAGATGTTCTTCCAGAGCGGCAAGCATCTTTCTTTTGCAGTCCTCAGATTTGCCGGAACGATAGCTCTGTTTCTGTGTCATGTAGTCATCGTAAGCGTCTCGTCCGTCAGAACGGCTGTAATGCCCTCTAACATAATGCTCACCGCGTCTGGCATAAGAACTGCCACGGTCGTAATCCGGCATCATTCTGCCGTCATTTGAACTGTATCTCCCCATGCTGTCGCGCTTTCTTCCGCGCTCGCCGTAATCGTCATTGTATCCGCCACGCATCTCATCAAGGACAGTGTTGTAATACTCCGCTTTCTTGTCCCAGTACTGCGTATTCTTGATATCTTTATACATATCAATCAACTTGTATGTCATTTCCAGATTTCCGGTGGTCAGTCCATTATCAGCGATTTTGGAAAGTTCATCTTCGATTCTTGCACATAAGTCTTTAATGTCTCTCATAATCACACCTCCTACGCTTCTCTAGTCACGACAATATTTGCGTTCGCAACAGAAATTGCCTGATCGCTTGTGTTCTCTACTGCAATATTAACGCAACATCCGCAAGGAACGTCAATATAGATACCTGCGGACACATTATTGTACTGATTTACTGCTGCCGGTGTGGAAATCATCTGTGAAGATAATACAGGTTCACCAGAGATTGCAATAGCCAGAGAAATAGCTTCAACAGTACCGCCTGTTGGAATTGCGATATTACCAGAAAAATCCACGAAGAATCTCGCTTTGCACTGGTTAGTAAGTCCTCTCAGGGTGATGATTCCGCTTCCCTCTCTGTGCTGAATACAGTTAGAACCTTTAACTGCTGTGTTTGAAAATACTACGTTTCCATTTGCTGCTACAGTCTGAGCAGCTACATTTGTAAATTCTGCCATAATTTTTTACCCCTTTCATATCACAAAAGGACAGGTCTCAGCCTGCCCCTCTGTGTAATACGGCATAAGCCGACATCCGAATCAATCGAAAGATACTCTCGATATGAAGTTATCAGCAATTGCATCCAGTGTTACATCCGCATCCGTAAAATGTGTTCGGATTAGGAACCTGATATGCCGGAATCGGTGCTGGATTAATCGCATTAATAAGCTGCTGTGTCTGAGAAGCCATTGCAGTTGTGAGCAGCGCGCTCTGACGGTCCTGAGAAGCGGCACGTCTGAGGTCATTGTTTTCAGCCTGCAAGTTAGAAATCTTTTCATTGCAAAGATAATCAAGAATCGCTCTTGTTCCTGCATTCTGGCTGTCAATAATGTCTCTTGTGTTGCTGTTCATCGTATTCTGCAATGCACAGGTGTTCTGCGCCATATTGTAGTTTACGCCCTGGATAGCTTCTCTGGTTTCGCAACAGCAGTTCGCAAGCTGCGCCTGGAGTGCGTTGGTGTTCTGCATATTCGCTACAGTATCAGCATTGATTGCCTGCTGGATTCCAAATCCGGTCTGCATGATATTCGTGTTGATTCCGTTAAATCCAGTAAGCATACCGTTGTTCACTGCATAGAATCCATCACAGAGGCCGTTGTTGATTCCGTCAAGTTTGCTGATTACTGCGGAGTTATCGAATCCTCTCTGAATGTCTGCCTGAGTAGCTGCTGTGGCTGCATATCCGCCGCCGTTGCCATTATTGCCCCAGCCGTTGTTTCCCCATCCGAAGAAAGCAAAAATGAATAAAACAATAATCCACCAGCTACCATCTCCACCAAACATGCCATCATTCCTGTTATTTCCAGTTAAAAGAGCAACGTCTGATGCTGTTAAATTTCCATCCATAGTTATAATCTCCTTTTTGTGTATTTACATCAATCTGGCCAGATTGTAATGTACTATTTCATTCCTTTCAGCATGTGTTGAAACTGTCCTGCCATCTGCTGAACTTGATTAAGCTGTTGCTGAGAAATCTTCCCAGACTGTAACATCTTCTCAACTTCTGCTTTCGGGTCTCCCTTAAAATTCTGTTTAAACTGCATGAACTGTTGCATCATCTGCATTGGTCCGTTCCCCTGCGGCATCCCGCCGCCGAGCACGTTAAATAATGGATTACTCATCTGCGTTTCCTCCCTTGACTGCTGATTCCTGTGTGGTATTAGCCCTAACAGGTTCAGAAAAAGAATTTAACCGGTTTATAATAGCTTCGTATTTGCCCTTTAAATCGTCATATTCCTGTCTAGTGACGTATTTACTGTCCATGTTCTGAGCAGGCTGTTTAGGTGGCATCTGAGTGCCTACTTCATGATACTCGAACGTCCGTAAGGGCTGTGGCATACCGGAAACGTCCGTGGATTTTATGTAGAATTTTTCGCTTTCACTGTCCATTAGTAAAACGCTTGTTCCGGGTGCTACCAGATAGGATTTTGCGCCGACTTCGCCGGATACCCACAGGATACCATTGTTATTCTGCTGTGGTTGTTGCGCTGGTTGAGCTGGCATCTGGACGGGCTGTTGCTGAAATTGATTCATTTGTCCCGGGACACCAAAACTATATTGATAAGGATTGTTATATAATGCCATCTTATACACCTCCTATGACTTATTCTATGACTTTCTATAGCTATATTTTTGCATAGATGTATCAATCTAAAAAGTTCAAAAAAGTATCGAAAAAGTATTGACTCACCACCAAATTGGTGGTATTATATAATCATCAAAAGAACGGAGGAAACAGAAATGAAAAAATACAACTTATCAAAAATCATGAAAAGAGCATGGGAACTGGTTAAAAAATCTGCAATGACAATTTCCTCCGGTCTTAAAAAAGCATGGAGGGAAGCAAAAACAATGGAATATGAATTGGTTGAACTTGTTGGAAGCCCTAAACAGATTGCATGGGCTGAAGACATTAGGAAGAAAATGGTTGAATATTGGACTGGCGTTATCAAAAAATACGAGGTGGATAGACCTGTTCGTGCAGAGAAAAGAAAAAAAGAGATGGGAATTCTTTGTAACATCAAAGAAGCCAAATGGTTTATCGAAAATCGAAACTATGCATATGCTACAGATACTATTTCGCCGCAAATAAATCATATGATAGAAAAACAAAATGAGATGGAATTTTATAAACACTTATATAATTATGTTGATAATGCATAAGGAGGGAATATATGTATAAATACACTCAATCTGAATTTGTAGCAATGATGGATGAATTAATGTATGAATTCAAGAAAAGCTGTGAAAAAACCGATGAGGAACTTGACTTAGCTTATAAGATTTTAAATCCCTCTCCTATCGGAGGATTTGTTGACAGTCTGGTCAGAATGAATGAGAGCTATAGTACAAAGCTCTGGGAAATGAAACGGAAGCAGATCAAAAGCTTTATATCTGAATGCGACAGCTATCAGATGGACGACATAGTAGCCTATTGTCGCGCCAGATTTTTCAAGGAAGAAGTCAATCGCGTGATACGTTCTGATTCCATAGAAGGTGAATGCAATGTTTGCATATATGCCGATGGTGCTATATTTGGTCAGCATTGGCCATATATATGTGCAAAAGTCTATGTAAGTATTGCATGGATTGACGAGGATGGAACCAGTTACACCCGTGTTTCTCCATCCGCGGCAGGGTTCATGTCATATCAGATAGACGGATCCATAGAAGAAGACTTAAAAGTAAAAGAAAACATGTCTATAACAGAAATGCGTAAACATTTAAACGTATCCAGAGCAGAGTTCTCAAGAAGGTATAGCATACCAATCAGGACACTCGAAAACTGGGAGTCCGGAAAGAGCAAATGCCCGGATTATGTGAGACAGCTGTTAGAGCGAGCTGTCTTGGAAGATTGTGAGAAATAAGAAAAGGAGAGGGTAGAAATATCCTCTCCTTATTTTTAACACACTTTAATTATTTTATTGTTCACCCTCCGGCTCAACCGTTTCGCCGTGGATATGCTCACATTCATCTGTTCAGCACAGTATTCAAGCGTATATTCCTTACATCTCAGCCGGAACAGTCTTTCTTCGTCCGGTGTGAAATTGCACTCTATCAAGAATTTGTCTATATCTTTCTTTGTGAACACATATAATTTCATGAGCATACCCCTTATTAATGCAATTAACGCTGATTCTGTGCAAGATACTCCGTGAGCTTCTGTTTTGTTTTTTTTAACTCCTCGACATTGTTCCCACTGATTTGACTATCCAGCATAGTCGATAACACTTCCAGAATCAATGAATCACGCTCTGCAATCCTCTGAAGATTCTCGTAATCTCGTTTGTCATGTTCTTCCAGTGTCTCTACTCGCTTATTAAGTCGGAATGCCGGAGTAATCCATTTAAAGATTACAGCTGCCGCTCCTCCGACAATAGACACCCCTCCGCAGATAGAGAGGAAAATCTGTACAAATTCTGATATGCTCATTTAACTACTCCTTTTCCCAGTAATATACCGGGATCTCATTACCGCTATCCCATGTATCAAAATATTTGCCATCTTGCACTGCCACCACATGGCCATCTATGCAGAGGATATACGTGCCTATCGGATGGTCTGTGCAAAAGTCATTGACTGTATAGATATATTGCTCTGATTGTTCAATCAGTTTGCGTCTGTATCCATGTTTATAAAGATACGCTCCCCAGACATAATTTGCACTTGGCATATCTGACAGAGCACACGCCTGTATCATTAATCCGGCAAATACTGTTTCCCAGTCAAACCCGGTTGCTTTGCATATTGCCCGGACAGCACAATCTCCGACTCGATTCCCGGCAGGATTCGGATTGTAAAATTCCCATCTGTCCATCAGTCAATCCTCTTTGCTGTTTTATATCTCTTTGCCGCTCCTCTGGCTTTTGCGGCGTTCTGGCGGTTCCACTTCGCTATCATGAGCCGGTCTTGCAGTTCCCTCAGGTCATTCTGCTTGCAGTAATCTTTGTATGCAGCATTTTGCTTTTGGAGAAGATAAGATTTCCGGCCAAGGTCTTGCTGGAGTGCGAATCTTGTCTGTTCGTCCTTACAGTTATCAACCGCCGCTTGCATTCCGAGGACTTCACGCTTTGTTTTTCGGATTCTCCGTTCATAAGTACGTTGTCGCTGTTCTTTTTCGTACTGTTTGCCTTTGTCAGCTTTGTCCTGTGCCGATAGTTCTGCATAAGGATTAAATTCCCCATCACTGGCTCCAAAACTATGCCGACAGTTGACTCCTGACAGTCCGCTTGCCGTTCCATATCCAGTCAATGAGAATGGTAGAAATTTCTTACTCTTACCAGAACGAGAGTATATCTTGCCTTGCCACCATGAGTGATTGCCCAGATTCTCACCGCCGTCACCTGTCCTGGCTCCTATGTGTGCACTGACCAGAACCAAATCCCAGTCCATTTCTTCCATGCGTTTTAGGGATATATCTCCCGTAGCCTGAGCCACACCAGTTCTGACAGAACGTGCTACTGCTGTTTCAATCGTGTCTTTTCTACCAGATGGATATGTGACGGTAACGCCATCTGACACAACGTTATTAACCGCCTCTTTGATGGCTTGCGTATACCCAACTGCCCCAGTCATCACATGATTATATGCAAGGTCGCATTGCTCAATATAGAGCCTCTGAGCGGCACTTGCGGTTGTTCGTGTGAAATTCTTCCATTCGCCCATGGTCGCAAGCATATTCCGTTCCATGAGCCTTATCATAGCCGGAGACTGCTTGAGTGGTACAGGACTTAATCCCGCCGCCTTGTATACCTTGTCATCGTAGTTCATCGCAGTGATTCCGGCATCTTCAAATGCTTCAAGAAGCTCCCGTTGTTCGCGTTTGGTATATCTGGATAATTCTGCCAGAATGTCCTCTAGCAGTTCACCAGATTCTTGTAATGTTCTGATTCTCCACGCATCAGCATTGGTCAGAATGTAGTCCTCACCTCTGCCGATTCTTGCCATCATTCTCGATACGATTTCAGAGATGATATACTGATGCAGTTCTTCTGCTATTTGTTCACTGCCCTCTGCAATTTGCCGTAAATATTCTGGACTAAGCATAGTATATCACCTCTTTCGATAAATGTTGTGGTACATGTTTTGATTTTTACTGGTTAACTAAAGCACGAGTCCCAAAAGTCCATGAGCCGTAAGCCCTTGTAAATACAGGGATTTCCTCATATCTATTGCTATCACTATCTGCTTTAGTTAATTAGTTTCCGCTTTCGGTTCTTCTTCCTTATTAATATCCATCAGCTCATTGTACTGTTCCTCAGTAATCCTGCCAGTCGCAAAGAAAATATCAATCTTATTCTTTAAATCGTCTGTCAGACCGCTTCTCTCTTTAAGTTTTAATAATGTTCTGTATAACATAATCATACCTCCAATTCTGTTAATGCCACCGCATATTCGCTGTTTACATAGGCTTCTGCGGATTGTAAGTCCATATCGTAGATGTAATCTCGGTTGTCATTTAACTGCTGTTTTACATAGTTCCATCCATTAGCCATGCTAATCGGATAGTTAAATACTGTGTATCCGTCCAACTGTTCTGAATTAACGCTGATGTTTGTTACTGGATAATAGGTTGAAAGTTCTTTAAATGCGGTGATTTGTTCTGTAGTGAGGTCGGTTTCTTGCTGCTCTGATAATTGATAAATCACATCAAAATCAAGACTTAACTCTTTTAATTCTTGCGCGGTATACAATTCATTATTTGATTTTTTTATATTTTTAAGATACGATAGTGAACCCGCTACACATGTTCCCCAACTAGACCATTCAAATGCTGAAAATATACACTCTTTATCACCTTCTCTCGCAAGAGCGCCTATATTGATGGATAACCGATATTCTTCACTAATCCTCCCGTTTTTTGTATTAAGTGTTTCCCTTCTACACATTCTAACTACTTTCCCACGTTCCACATCCACGTAATCAGCAATATACTGTTGTCCATTGATTGTGACATTACCACCACTTGAAACTGGAATTGAGTTAAGGATGATTGTTAACTGTATGGTCTGTTCTTTGTATGGTTCGTAAGTTGTTGCGTTTTCGGATAATTCTATCTGTGCTTTATCTTTTTCTACTGTTTTAATGTCAAATCTGACATACATTGTTCCAATTGGAACTTGACCATTATTTCTATTAACAGTATTAATGAATTTATAATCTTTGTCATATGCACATAATGTCATTGAAGCGTTAAATGAAACTTTTTTTCCACTATACGGAAAATGTATATACTTCTCAATAGCACAATAATTTCCGCTTAATGATTCATATACCTTACCTGTGTTGGTATCTATCGCCCTGTTTAATATAATTGGGAATTTTTTAGAATCAAACAAGTTCTTCCCACAAATCTTAATAACAGGATTTACCACGCTCTTAATCTCAACTGGATTTTCGAGTGAGGGCGTTCCATCCTGTGATGATTTGCCATACAGCATCATATCTTGAATCTTGCCATTGTCGGAATCGGCAATATGAACTTCGCCTTGATTTGATGCATAGAACTTTGTAATTTTGTTGGATATATCTTCCTTTAGCGAACCAGTTTCCTCTTTCAGTGAAGCAACGTCTGTCTTGTTCTGCTCGATCTGCTGTGCCTGTTCTGTGGTGGCTCCAGGCTTGACTGGATTCTTTTCAAGGTACTCGTTTACTGCATTCTTGATTTCTTCCGGCGAGATTTCACCGCCTATTCCTTTTAAGCATAATTCGTATAAATACTTCTCTTTTCTCGTGATTGGCTTCGGGATTTCGCCCTTGTAATCACCTGTCAGATATGCGAGATATTTTTCTTCCCTCGTTACTGGTTTATCTGCCATCTTTTTACTCCTCTCCGAATAGTTTTGGTTCGTCTGGCTGAGCTTCTTTGACCATTGCTACCGCCTCTTCTTTCGTCATTCCTTCAAACTTCACAAAATACAGCCACGCCGGAACCTTGCCAGTGGTTACATACTGCCACCATCTCGCACGGTCGTTTTCACGCACATACAGGATGTCTCCAAAATCATAATTGACTTCATAAGCTCCGACAGGTGCAAGTCCGTACAGGTCAGCGTAAACGTTCAATGCGTAAATAACTTCATCCAGACATGATTCCAGTTTATCCCTCACGTCTTTGATAAATTGGACTGTCCTCTGCTGTTCCGCTTCTACTCCTGTAGCGGTCTGAATGCCGCTGGATTCGTTGAAAACAAAGTACCCATTGGAGAATCCAATCTTGTACCCTAACTGGCTTAAAAGGGCATTTATGCCTGATATACGGGTATCTGTGTTGAGCTGTGGATTGATTTCCTGATAGAATTCTTTTTCGCCCTCCCCGAATACATTTTTGACAAAGTGCGGTAAGTTCATTTCATTGCGTCTGTTCTCCATGCCCTGTGGTGACATGGCTGATACAGGTGTACCGCTTGGCATCAACAGTCTATCATCTGCCAGAACAATCTTCTGAGAATCAAAAATCTCTCCGGCATTTCTACTATATGCAATGTCGAGGTCTTTTAACTCTTCAATGGCTTCGGCAAATATTGGCAAGCCCAATGGAGCACTAATGTCCACATTGTTCGCCTGTGGTGTCCGCAGTACTCCGTACAATGGTCCGTCCAGCTTCTCACCGTTTGCCTTGAGAATCGGCGGTGTGTCTGCCATGAGGTCGGCCCATTTGGTCTGTTTAAGGTCGATTCTGTCACCGATTGACTGAGGGGATTTTGACACATAGGCTCTGTTGGAAACGTAGTACGGATAGGTTGTCGTACCATCCACGGTGGTCTCAACAAATCTATGATATTCAAGCCGCGTGTAGTATTTCCGTCCAACCGTATAAGAATCCTTAAATATAATCCCTTTGATCTCCTGATTGTCATAATCCACAATCATCACATCTGCCGGTGTAAATACATCAAGTCCTTCTCCATTTGGCTTAATGAATACCGTTCCATAAGCACAGCTATATTCCACCCAGTGACGTATTTGGAAATATACCTTGTCAATCTGTTCCTGAAGCCATGTAGCTCTTGCAGAACCGTCTATCTGAATGCCGATCGCCAGCGTTGCGAGCCGGGCTGTCTCTGAGCAGACAGATTTAGCAAAATTGATCGTCTTGATATTGTTCTTATCATCTAACCATTCCGGTACACCCCTATAGATGTTCGCGCACCGGTTAATCAACGATTCCATTTCCGGGAATTCTGCTGCCTGGATATTAAAATCCTCTTCAGCTTGTTTTTTGAATATCATGTTAAACCACCTTTTTAGTGTTGTTATAAGTCCCATTTAGTCACCTTTTTTACAGTCAAATCCTTATCAATGCCTAACGGATCTCCTGCAAAGTTCCATAGCTGGATTTCTTTACAGACAGCTCCGCACTTACAACACTGAACATATTCGCTCCACACCTGGTCTACGTGCATTTTATCATTGATTAGTTTATCCTCTAATGGCTCTTCGGATATCGGAACAATTATCACGCTTCCGCACTTACCGCATTCCATGATGCGTGCGCAGCCTTTTCCATATCTGATAAATCTGTATGCTATTTTTACTCTATCAAAGAGCTTATTATCTCTCATTACGCACTGTACCCCCTTCTGTTAAACAACGGTTCATAAGCATATCTAAGTGCCGAGATTGCATGATCGTTTCCGTCAGGATAACCACTTATTACATTTCCCTCTTTGTCCCGATCGTACTCATATTCTGTGATTTCTTTATATGCGTTCGGTGTTCGCTTCGGGTCAATGACTATGGTCTTTGTTTGCAAGAATTTAAAACCATACTCGATACTTCCCGGCCCTTTGATTGCTCCTCTAGCAGGAAGTCCGGCGTCCCGGAAGTCGTTCACAGATTTAGGCTCCGCAGAATCGCATATCATTGTGTAATCATCATAGCCTTTTTTCTTGATCCAATCAGCGGTCTTGGAGTTGCTCCATTTATTTACATATAGCTCGTCAATTAGATATATCTTCTCTCTGGCAGAATCGTAATAAGTTCGGAGATAGCAGAAGGCATCCGGGTACCATCCATAATCTACGCCAGGGAAAATACGGTCCATGCGGCTGATTTCTTCATCTGTAATATCTCTAATCTCCAGATATTCAAATACATTTCCACCGTCGCCATTTGGGACACCTAGGTACTCATGCTCATAGGCTTCTGGGTTGATTTCTTTCAGATGTGCTGCATCGTCAATAAACTTCTGTCCGAGCCACTCCGCCGGGGCTTCCAGATAACTCGAATGATGAATAACTCTTTTCGGGTTAGGTATGAGCTTAATCCTGTTTACCCAGTTTGATTTTGATTTTGGTGGGTTATATGATGAAAAATCATAGGACTCATCGCCACCACGAAGCACTGACTGATTAACAGAACGTTCCTGGGCATCTCCCTTCATTTGATCTTTTTCCTCTTTCCAGAGGATTCCAATGTAGCCAAACTCCGGCTTAATGGATTTCAGTTTGGTTTCATCGTCCAGACCACGGAAGTATATTGTCTGTCCCGTCTTAATATACCTGATCTCAAGTGGCGACACCTTACATTCAAATTCTTCCATCAGTCCCAGTTCGTTGATAGCCCATTTCATGTTAGCATATACAGAATCTTTCAGAGTACCGGCCACCTGTCTTGTAATGCAGGCGTGCATCTGTGGATTATTCTTAATAAGCTCAACAATCTTAAAAGCTACGAAAGAGGATTTCAGACCACCTCGACCGCCCTCGAATACATATTCGATATTAGGCTTAATCTGTCGGTTAATATCCACGAATGCCTTGCCAAGTACTCTGGCAGGAAGTTCATATTTGCTTTCGTCTGATTTTGATACAGCTACCAACTGCTCCCATTTGTCTACTGCCTGCATATTTCCTTTGATAGCTTTATCATATACAGCGGCTACAATGCAGGCGTTATTATTTGCGTCCTCATCAGATATTCCCATATTTGTGAGTTTCTTCTTTGCAGCAGTCGGAGCAGGGTTCTCAGCTATCATTTTTGCTAATTCAGAAAGGGTTTTCTTTTGACGACGAGACTGACCAGAAGCAATGCCGCCTTTTTGACCGTTTTTCACTGCTTCCTCACTGCTTCGACCAGGTTTAAAAGGTTTTAAATTTTCCTCGTTTGCCATCCTATTAACATCCAATCATATCCTTTCTGAATTAAAACGCCCTAGCATAGTTATAGTTATATATACTATAATACCATACTAGGGCGCACGTAGCTCTCTACCACTTTTATAAATTTTTAAGTTTTTAAAGTCTGCCAATCAATTTGGCTAAATGATAATATTCCGCCATGACCTTGCGTTTGTAGCCATAAAAGTCATTCTCTGTTGCAGGAACCGCCCTGATCTTCTCCATTGTTCGATAGCCGATACTGTTGACGATGCTGTCATAGATTTGCGATTCGATGCCGGGTGCATATTTGATAGATACCTGTAGCAGATTGTATTTATCGCTTTCACTAAGATTCCGCAAGTGGCTTTGTAATGTCGGTATATCATCCGGCGGCACTCCGTAGTCAATCAATGTTGCCTTTCTTAACTTCATTTATTTCACCTGATCGGGTTCTATTTTTTACAAATTCCAATGATTTTCCCATTTTTATTTGTACCTTTCTTAATGTCCAATCATTTCTTTAGTAATTTCTTTATATTTTGCTTTATAACCATACTCCCATTTTGAATTTAAAATTGTAAGAACAGAATTTTCTACATTATTAGAAAATCCAATTAAACAGTTTGCGCAGCCCCAATTTGTATTTTTGTTAAAATCATATGGGTTATGAATTTTTACACTCTTGATTTCTTTTAGTTTTTTAATACATGCATTATGATAATACGGTAATCTCACTAAATAATATTTTCTATTTCTTCGATCCATCGTTTTTCATTTCCTCCAACTTCTTCTCAGCTTCTTCTTTTGTAGCAAATACAAACGTTCCCCAAGGGTTACACATGTCAATAGTAAAACGATCCGCAAGAATAGTTGCATTCTTACCTGTCATACTTGTATAGATACAATATACAATCGTACCGATAGGTACTGGCAATCTCACAAGCAATCCTTGTTCTTCTGCTCGTTCATATTCTCCTAACTTATCAGCCACTGCATTTAATACCGGGCATTCATCCGTTCCGCAGAAATCCCCATCATAAGGACAGCTACTTGCACACTGTTTTATATATGTTTCACCTGTTACGGAATCTTCCGTTAATCTCTCCATCTACTTCGCCTCCTGTAATTTTGCTAATACAAGTGTTCCAACCTCGAATCCATGCAAGACTAAGTTTACTTCTCCAATATTCCTCTTCTTTCTCCTCCGGCAGTGGCTTCAATGGACACCAATCAGGCTTACCTTGACAATATCCATATTCACAATCAATTTTCTTCATGAGGCTTGTGTCTTTATCGTCATCTGAAATTGAACAACATGCTTCGACACCTTCATCTAATTCATAACAGAATTGGCAGTCTAAACAGTTCTCTGGTGTGTCAATCACTAATACTGATTTACTCATACGCTTCACTTCCTCTCAGCATCAGGCTCAAAGTATTATATCCCGGGCAAGTCCTGACTCCGTTTCTGGTATCTCTTAACAGGACGCAGTACGGATATAATGCCATGACCTCATAGACGTGTTCTGTGACATCCTTGCCGCACTGGTCGATGTATTTGAAACATTTGCCAGGTCTAAGAAAATATCTTGCGCATACATACGCTTTTGTTCCGAATCTTACGCTTGCACTACTCATTTGTGTCCCTCCTGTAATAATTCTGGTTGGTCGAAAATGTTCCCAACCACTTCGAAATGCTCCAGATCAAACTTATCAAGATATTGTCTATCCGTGCTACCAGTTTCGTGTCCTACCCATCCGGCAACGTTCCATTCGACAATTTCATATGTCGCATTCTCTGGATAGGGTTCGTCCAAGTGAGCCATCAAAATATCATTTTCCCATATCCTACTCCTATTCTTGTCGCAAAGCCCCGTGAACTGGCAAAGGGTTTCTAGATCAACTTCAATCCACCTAATTATAGGAGTACAAAAAACCTCAAACTCATCAATGCTGATGGATATATCAATTCCAATGAATGTCTTGCCCTTGCTTTCCGCATAGCATCCCTCAACCCATTCACCGTTATCTTTCCGCTTTGCCTTGAAAAGAATTTCTCTCATTCAACTCCGCCACCTTTCACAATTCCAATCGCAATAGCAAGCCCACTCGAAAATCCATCATAATAACTCATGCTATATGCATCATCAGATTCATTCATTTTCTTATTTACGATTTTTTTCCGCTTTACAAGTTCTTTTGAAATTTTGTCCACATCAAAAACTGTCGGCTGCTTATTGATGCAATCAATAAACTCTTTCTGGTCAGAACTAATACTTGTGCCAATTTCCCAAATTTTGATGTATTTGATTAATTCATCTGCATCAATCAGTCTGCTCATATTCTATTCTCCTAACTGTTTTAAAATTTCTTTTGCAATTCTATTACTTTCCTGCATGGAAACTCCCCATCCATTATATTTTCTGTGACATTCATCACAGTTCCATTCATCACTATCGCTTTCTTTAATTTCACTACTGAATCTGCAATTATCGCAATACATGTGATCGAGAGCACCGTAAATAATGCTTGCAATATCGTCCTGTTTGCTACTGGCATCGTCTACGTGTTTCTGCTTAGTCAAATATTCAAATGCTCTCAACTCATTTTTTCCGATCCATTTAATCCATGCACCGCAATCCCCGCAATACAATCCTGTATTATTCCCAGCTTTCTTGACAAAAAGATTTTTACTATTACACTTTGGACATCTATATTCTTTCATTTATTCATTCCTCCCATACTCCCAACAATCTCATTCTCTCATACAGTACAGCGACAGTCTTGCGCCTGTATCCGTAGAAGTCTTTCGGATTCATCGGGATATATTGGTGCTTATTGTATATTATCGCCACACATACAAGACCAGTCGCTCCGAATATGATTCCAAGTGTAAGTCCTAACAAGAATGTAATCATGTTTCTTCCTCCTTCGCATAATCTTCGCACTCCTCCGCATATTCATAACTGTCCATATCATCACATCTGCACTGGCAGAAATCCCGTATCTCGCAGCAGATGCAACACTCTGTTTCACCGCTGGGGCAGTCTAATTTACAATATCCCATTTAGTCCTCCTTATATGGTTCTGGAAGCGGCATCCAAGCCACAACGTCTGTCCAATCAATTTTATTTTTGCAATCTGTGCAATCCGCAAGAATCCATTCTTTTTCAAATGTCCAATATGCCATCCAGCAAAATCTTCCATTTGTAACCAAAAAACATTTTCTATAAGCCATTTTGATCTCTGGTAATCTCTCGCTCACCGGAATCCATCCATTTTCTTTCTCGTCCTGTTCCAGATCAGCAAGAAGTAATTCTACAATTTTTGAGATATTATTTTTCGAGAAATAAGCTCCGTTCCCTGTGCTTTCCACCTCATTCTTCAATTGAATTAATCTGTCTTTAATATGACTCATGCTTCCACCTCACTATCCTCTGGCATTTGAAAGACCATTTTGTTCATAAGTACTTTTCCAATAGCTTCAGCCAGAAGTTCATTTTCTTTTGATGCTGGCGCTTCTGCGAACTTCTTCCCGATATTTGGCACTGTCATTGGAATTAACTCTGCGTCCGCATATGCTTCCTGAATCATATCCAGTACTTTCATGGCTTTTGCTTTGGTAGAATATCTTCCGACCATGAGTGAGCCTGTGCCATCTTCGACATAGATATTCTCACTATCTTTTTCAGGAAATGCTGATACTGTGCAAATATTGTCGAAATTTACAATCATTCTTTTATCCTGACTTCTGATTAACATTTTGCATCCTCCTTATCCTTTTCGCAGAATTTAAAATATTTCTTCCATGTTTCTGGCAGTGTGGTACAATCTGGCTCATAAGGTTGCGGATATACAGTATATCCACACTTCGTACATTTGATTTGTGGTGGAAAATCTCTACTCCATTCCATATTTCCGCCACATTTTCTACAACGAATGTATCTCTCTACTTTCTTTGGTTTCGTTTTGAAAAATGAAGTGTAATTATTGTTTTTCATTTTCATCCTCACTTTCCCCGTTTTCGTATTA